GCAAATATCGGCAGCTGATACGCGAGGCGATGCGGGATAGCGGGAATGACAACCAGCTGCCCGCTGTAGGACTGTGCCATTATTGCGGGCATGACGTTAAGGGTATGCAGCGGTTTTGTGGCACAAAATGCCACAACAGGTGGGTATGTGCTGGGCCAGATGGAAGAGCCCAGCGCAAGTACGAGTGAAGATGCTGGACTTGATTTTCTATGAGCAAGCTAACCCACAATCAAGAAAACTTTGCGCAGGGCGTAGCCAGCGGCCTGAACCAAACAGACGCATACCGGAAAGCATACAAAGCCGGGAACATGAGCGACAAGACGGTATGGGAGAAGGCCAGCAGGCTGGCTGCTCAGGACAAGGTGCGGGCAAGGGTCAATGGGTTGCGGGCCGAGCTAGCTGAAAAGCAGTTGTGGAGCCGTGAGCAGTCCGTCAAGGCGCTCATCCATGCATACAAGACGGCAGACCAACAAGGCCAGGCTAACGCCATGACAGGGGCTGTGAAGGAGCTGAATGCAATGCACGGTTTCGACGCGCCACAGCAGATTGAGATTAGCGGACCAGGCGGTGGCCCTGTGAAGACAATCAGCCAGGAAATGACCCCGGAGGAGGCGGCAGCGGCATATGCGGCCACCGTCACCGATACTAGACAGGACTGACTGGCCGCCCAATTACGTGCAGGTGTGGGCATGGCGGCAGCACCAGGTACGCAGGCTGATGCGCGAGCCGGCGCTGATCGCTGGCGCGTATGAGTATTACCGCACGCGGCCTGTAGAGTGGATTACGCATTGGGCGGACACATACGACCCGCGAAACGCTGGCACGGGCAGGCCGACGCGCATGCCGCTGATTCCGTTTGCAGCGCAGGTTGAGCTGATCGAGTTCGTTGTTGCGTGTATTCGTGGAGAGGTTGGTGGGCTGGTCGAAAAAAGCCGTGATATGGGCGCGACATGGATCTGCTGCGCAGTGTCTGTCTGGATGTGGCTGTATTGGCCCGGCGCGGCGATTGGATGGGGGAGCAGGAAAGAAGCGCTGGTGGACAAGCTTGGAGACCCAGACTCGATTTTCGAGAAAATGCGCATGATTCTGGATGGCTTGCCGGGCTTTTTTCTGCCTGATGGCTACAACAGGAAAGAGCACGCGACCTACATGCGCATTGTCAATCCTGACAACGGTGCGACTATCACGGGCGAAGCTGGCGATAACATCGGTCGCGGCGGGCGCAAGCTTGTGTATTTTAAAGACGAGGCGGCGCATTATGAGCGGCCCGAGGTGATCGAGGCTGCGTTAGGTGACAACACGCGCGTGCCGATCGATATCAGCAGTGTTAATGGCACAGGTAATGTGTTTGAGCGCCGGCGCAAGGCTGGCGTTGACTGGACCGGCGAGATAGAGCCGGGCCGCACTCATGTGTTCGTCATGGACTGGCGCGACCATCCGGACAAGGACGAGCGCTGGTACGAGGAGCGGCGCAAGCGTGCAGAAACTGAAGGCCTACTGCATATTTTCGAGCAGGAAGTTAACCGAAACTATAGCGCGAGCGTAGAAGGGATTGTCATCCCGTCAGCATGGGTGCAGTCAGCAATCGATGCGCATTTGAAGCTGGGCTGGGATATATCAGGCGGAAAGGTCGCAGGGCTTGATGTAGCAGACGAGGGTGGGGACAAAAACGCGCTGGCAATCCGTCATGGCGTGCTGCTTGAGTACGTGGACGATTGGGCGCGGGGCGATACGGGGCAGACAACCCGGCGGGCGGTGGCGGAGTGTGCAAAGCAAAACGTTTTGGACATCCAGTACGATAGCATCGGCGTTGGCGCTGGGGTTAAAGCCGAGGCAAACCGGCTGGCCGCCGAAGGCGAACTGCCGAAGGGCATGCAGTTCACGCCGTGGAATGCTGGATCTGCTCCGAACGAGCCTGATGAGCGCGTGGAGCGGGGCGACCGTGACACGCCGACCAACCGAGATTTTTATGCCAACCTTAAAGCGCAGGCGTGGTGGGAGTTGCGGCGCAGGTTTGAGCGGACGCACCAGGCGGTCACTGAAGACGCCCAGTATTCGATTGATGATATGATAAGCATACCGTCAACCATTCCCAAGTTGAACCAGTTGACATCTGAGTTGTCTCAAGCGACATACGGGCATAGCGGCGCCATGAAAATCAAAATCGACAAAACGCCAGCCGGCACGCGGTCACCGAACCTGGCGGACGCGGTAGCTATGTGCTATTGCCCGATCCGTATTACACGATACACGCTAGCGGCGGTGCGATGAATATTAACGACAGCTTGGTCAATCTTGTCTCCCGCCTTGGCACCGACCAAGACAAAGCCGCTCACTCGCATTTTGTATATACGGCGATGTCGCGCGAGCACATTGCCAATATGTACCGTGGCAGCTGGCTGGCGCGCAAAATCGTTGACATTCCCGCCCAGGATGCAACGCGCAAGTGGCGCGAGTGGCAAGCGACAACGGAACAAACAACGGCGCTGGAGCACGAGGAGCGGCGTTTAGGGATTCGCAAAAAAGTCGAGCAAGCGCTTAAGAGGGCAAGTCTGTACGGTGGGCAAGCGCTGTATATCGGCCTGGCTGACGACCCAAGCAAGCCGCTGTCATTGGATAGGGTGCGCAAGGGCGGCCTGCAACACGTCAACGTTATTGACCGTGACGAGCTGACGCCGGTTGACATCGTTGATGACGTCACAAGCCCGAGGCACGGCGAGCCGGAATACTACGAGACCAATAACGGGGCGCGTATTCACCATTCGCGGCTGGCGATATTTCGCGGACCGGAATCGCAGTCGGATGACGATCATTGGGGCGATAGCCTGCTGGAATCAGTGCATGATGCAGTTACCCAGGCGGCGGGCGGAAGCGGCAACGTGGCCAGCTTACTCTATGAGGCCAAAGTTGATGTGTGGAAAATACCGGGCTTCATGGAGGGCCTGCAGAGTCAGCAATACCAAGACCTGGTGACAAAGCGCGTGCGGCTGGCTGCATACGCGAAGGGCAACATTGGCGCGTTGATGATGGACGCCGAAGAGGAGTACGAGCAGAAGGAGCTGTCATTCGCGGGCCTGCGTGATTTGATGATGGCGTTTTATCAAATCGCGAGTGGCGCTGCGGACATCCCCATGACGCGACTGCTAGGGCAGTCACCAGGCGGGCTGCAATCCACGGGCGAGCACGACCTGAAAAACTACTACGACCGCATATCCGGCGAACAGGAGTTGGTTATCAGGCCGTCTCTGGAGACGCTGGACGAATGTCTGATTAGATCAGCGCTGGGCAGCCGGCCAGTCGAGATCGACTACATTTGGGCGAGCTTGTGGCAGATGAGCGACCTACAACGAGCAGAGATTGGCGAGCGGAACGCAAACACAATCCGTCAATTGTCTGAGACGGCGTTAATTCCCGATGAGGCGTTGAGCAGGGCAGCGGTCAACATGATGACGGAGTCTGATGTGATGCCGGGCCTTGAGAGCGCGGTTAAGGAGTATGAGGAAGGTGCAGCAATTTAACGACTCGGTCGAGGTGACCGGAGTGCGCATGACCAGCGATGGATATCTAACTGGATACGCGACCGTTGCGCGTTCAGGCGTCCAGCTATACACCGGCGCTGAACTACAGCGGCCCGATCTGGACGTTGTGCGAGTGTACAGACCGCCCGAGGAAGTTTTCAGCAAGGACGCAATGCGCAGCTACGCTCACAGGCCCGTCACCAGCGACCATCCGAGCGAGGCGGTTACTGCTGACAATTGGGGCGTGCACGCGCGCGGCATTACCGGCGATGAGGTGATGCGCGATGGCGATGTGGTGAGGGTGCCGATGGTCTTGATGGACGGCAGCGCAATCAACGAATACAACGATGGCAAACGCGAGATATCAATGGGGTATAGCGCGGTGCTGGAATGGGCGGACGGGGTAACCCCGGACGGCGAGCGGTACGATGCAATTCAGCGCAAGCAGCGCATGAACCACCTGGCCCTAGTCGCCCGGGCGCGTGGTGGAGATAGGTTGACGTTGGGCGATAAAAAGCAAGAGGTTACAGTTATGTCAGATATCAAATTGCGCCAGGTGATCCTAGACGGGCTGACCGTCGAGACCACCGATGCCGGCGCACAGGCGATTGAGCGCCTGACCAAGGATGCTGAAGCGCTGCGAGCTGATATGCAGGCGCAGGAAGACCTGCACGCAGAAGAGCTGAAGACGCGCGATGCGGATATGGCAAAGAAGGACGCTGAGATTGAGAAACTGAAAGCCGAAGCGCTTACAGCCGATCAGCTCGATGCAATGATTGCCGACCGAGCCGAGCTGCTGGATAAGGCCCGCACGGTTGCTGATCTGGACTACAGCGGCAAGGGCGCGGCTGAGATTCGCAGAATGGCGGTGGCTGATGCGATCGGCGACGATCTGAAGGGCAAGAGCGACGATTACGTAGAAGCGCGCTTCGACATTTTGGCCGAGGACGCCAAGAAGAGCGGCGAAAGCCGCAGCCGCGTGAATGACGGAATCAAACAGGCTGCGCCGGTCAACGACAGCCAAGCCGAATACGAACAGCGCTTGACCAGCGCGTGGAGGCAGTGAAATGGCTGTTACAGACAAAGATTATGAGGGCCTGGAGCCGGCACGCCCGGGCAGCATCGCGAACATGGAAGGCAAGGTTCTGATTTCTCGGACTGTTGAGGATTCCGGCGGCCTTGAGTTTGGCGCACCTGTCACCCAGGGCACGGAAGACGACCAGGTCGTTAAGGCGACCGACAGCGCGTTCGGGGTTGTCGTGCGCACGCGGTCAGTGCCCGCGACCTGTGATGATTTTGACGGGTTTGCGCAGCACGATACCGCTCGCATCCTGACGAAGGGCGTCATCTGGGTTGAGGCGGATGACACCGTGACTGCTGGCGACGATGTGCATGTAGATGGCGGCAAGTTTAAAGCATCTGGCGGTACAGCGATTGCTGGCGCTCGATACGACACTGGCGGCGAAACTGGCGATCTGGTCAAGGTTCGCTTGGGTTAATAACGAGGTACAGATACTATGGCAATTGATACTAAAGCGGCTCTGGGCTTCGTTGCATCCCAGGCTACCCACATCGAGCGACAGGTCAACGAGGCCGAATACCCGGATATCGTGTATTCGCAACTTGTGCCCGTCGATACATCTGCAAACCCGTTTGCACCGACCGTTACCTATCTGAGTGCTGACCGTTATGGTCGCGCCGAGTGGATTGACGGCAACGCGGACGACATCCCGATCGCCGGCACCGAGCGTGCAGCGGTCGAGAAGCCTGTCTACATGGCCGGTATTGGCTACGGCTACGGTTATGCCGAGATTGAACAGGCCCGTATGCTGGGAGTTCCCCTGCGTGCTGATGACGCGCTGGCCGCACGCCGTGCGTACGAGGAGTTCGTTGACAGGCTGGCCCTGCTGGGCAACACCAGCAAGGACCTGGAAGGCTTGCTGAATCACTCGCAGGTCACAACCAGCCCGGCGGTCAATGGCGACTGGACCAATGCCGATGCAGACGAGATTCTTGAGGACGTCAACGCAGCTATCCAGCTGGGCAACAACAAGCTGGCTAACACCCTGCTGCTGCCTGCTGACAAGCTGCGCATTCTCGCCAGCAAGGTTATTCGCGATCGGACCGCTATCAGCTTCATTCGCGAAAACAACCTGCTGACCAGCGAGACCGGCGGCAATCTGCTCATTCGCGGGCTGTCCTACCTGGAGGAGGCCGTCATTGATACCGGCGGCGACACGTCAAGGCTGGTTGCCTACCGTCGTGACCCGCTTGTGCTCAAGTTGCATATCCCGATGCCGCACCGCTTCCTTCCTGTCTATCAGGCCGGCCCGCTGCGCTTCGAGGTGCCCGGCGTGTTCCGTGTAGGTGGGCTGGACATTCGCGATTTGTCGCAGATCGTGTATGTAGACGGCATTTAAGCTGCAGACGCCCCGCTAGCCGGGGCAAGGTGCATCATGTACTACGTGCAAAACAATCACACAGCGCCGCTCGGGATTCCGGGCGCGCGCGACCCTATTCAGCCGGGCCACATCGCTGAAGTGTCTAGCGAAGCTCTGGCCCATCACGTTATCCGCAATTGGGTATCGAGCGGCAAACTCAAGTTGCGAGGGCGCAAGACCAGCCCGCCGGCACCCGAGGTGTCCGAGCTGGTGGCCGACCTGATCAAGGAATCAGTTCCCACAATCACCGAGCTTCTGCCAGACCTGACCGATGAGGAGTTCGATCAGCTGGTGAGGCTGGAGAAGGCGGGCAAAGACAGGAAAACGCTGAATGCGGCATTCGCTGATGAGTGGGAGCGCAGATTTGGCTGATTTTATCGTTGAGGACGGCACAGGGGTCGCGGGCGCGAACGCGTTGTTCAGCGCTGAAGACGTTGAAAAAGTCGCCGAAGCCTTTGGATTTGAGGCGTTTGATGACCTGGACACGGACGACAAACAAGCCGCTATTGTGCGAGTCAGTGCATGGCTGTCTGCTGCGTTCGACTGGCTGGGCAGGCGAACACATGGGCGTGACCAAGGCCTTGCCTGGCCGCGTGCCGGCGTAGTGGACGCAGAGGGCAACGAAATAGCAGACGATGAGATGCCGGATGAGCTGCTGACAGCGCTTGTTATGGCGCTGTACGTCGATGTTGCAAACCCTGGTTCATTGTCGCCTACTACCGTGTTTTCGGAACAGGTGGTAAGAGAAAAGATTGGCCCCATTGACCTGACCTACAAAGACGCGAGCGGGGCTGATGCAGTGCGTCCCATCGTTTGGGGCGTCAATGACGCGCTTCGTGGCCTTGTGCACCGCTTGCCCGGCGATAGAGTGTGCGGAGTGGGCATTGTATGGATCTGAAGTACGCACAGCTTGCAGGGCGCGCTACGGCGCTGCTGGGCAAGTATGGCAAGCCGGTCACTGTCATTGTGCGTGAGATCGACACCGGCCAGCCGTGGTTGCCTGATGCGCAAGAAGTGCGCTATGAAACGCGCTTCGTGCAAGGCAAGAACGACCTGACTAACCGCCCTGAGACTGTCATTCAGCAGGGCGACATTTTCGGATATCTGGCGCTGCAAGACGATCTGCCGACAATCGACATGGCGGCAGAATTGGAGATCAAGGGCAAGCGCTATCAACTTGTTCAGGTTGAGCCGCTGGAGCCGGGCAACGTCAACCTGATGTATATCTTTCAGGCGCGTGCATAATGGCGACTGTAGGCAGTGTCAGGCAGATAGCGCAAGAGATGACCGCCGTAGAGCGGTCAGTTCTAGCCGCCTGGTTGAGTATCATCGGCGCTGTCCGTGAGGGCGTGAGTCTGCGGCGCGTGATTGACGCGCTGGACGAAGGCGAGGACGCCATTGCTGAGCTGATGGTTACCAGCGCCGATTTAACCGGCTTGCTCGAGGAGGTACGAGACGCCTACGAGCGCGGCGGCAGCAGCTTGACAAACCGCATTCCCAAGAACGCACGCGATCCGAGGGGAGGGCGCATGGTGTTCCGGTTCGATATCAGCGATCCCGAGGCAGTAGCCTGGTTGGCTTCCAAATCCA